CATGGTGGCTTGTGCTTCACTTACAAAGTCAAAACCCGAGACGGTATTGCTTCGATAGAATAGCGATCCATTAGTTGCAACTAAATTAGCAATTGACTTGTTAAGTTCAGTTGCTTGCTGACGACCAGAGGTGCGGCCTGAATCTTCCCAGTAGTGCTTATCACGCATATTATCAACACGGATAGACACAAAGTCATTTTTAGGCGTACCAAGGTAAGCCGGGTATGCTTCCTCGATAATACCAGTCTCTTGACCTGTTAAGTCCCAACCCTCAATGATTGGGCGGTGCTGATCTTTTGGGCGCCAAATAACATTACCTGCATTTTGCATAGTGCCGCCCTCAGGGGTGAACACTTGCGTCTTGTCGATAAGCATTGTTTGGTCTTCATAGGTTTCGAGTTGTTGCTCGAAAAGTGTTTCTGCTACTTTGTTTGCCGTGATAGACATAATTAATCGCTCCAGTTGCGAGTGTCAATACCTTGCTTTTTAGCCTCTCGCTTAATATCAAGCCGAGCTTGCACGTTACTCCCAGCTTTCTTATAACGCTTTAATAGCGCATCCGCTGGGGTTTTCGTGCTGCCACCGCCTTTTAGCTCAGGGCTTGGCGCAGGTGCTGACGATTTACGTTTAGTAGGCGATTGAATGGACGCTTGCAACTTACCAAGATAGGCCACCGCGCTTAATCCGCTTGGGTCAGTTACGAATAAATTCGCGACCTCTTGCATTTTTGCAGGGTTAACCCCAAGCTGGTAAATTACTTTTTCGCTTCCTTCGCCTAACGAGTCAAGTGTTTTAATAAGGGAGTCAACAATGTTATCCCCGTTACCTTTAGCGATTCGCTCAAATGATTCTCTGACAGCTCGGTCTGCTTGAGTGTACTTCTCTTCGCTTACCTTGCCTTCTTCAACCAGTTTCGCCGCTCGCGTATAATGACGGTCTACTGCTTCGTCTAACGCTTTCTTTTGACGTTCCGCCGCTTCACGCTGTTGCTGTACTGACTGCTTTGATTCGAGTTTAGTTTCAACTCGTTTATCATAGTAATCATCCATTGCAGCATTGTACGCGTCTTCGTCGTAATCGAAGTCCTCCAACTTAGGCCGCTTTAGTTCAGTTTGCGGCGTAGTTGCTGAACCAGATTTTAAACGTTCAACTTCCGCTCTTAATGATTCAAGTTCGTCGTCCTTTTCGTGTAGCTTGGCTTTTAGTTTCTTTCTAACTGCCGCCGCTTCACGATTAGGTTTAAAACCAGAATCCCCATCATCGGGAGTCGCTAATTCCTCTTGCATCCAGCTTTCAACGTCCTCGGATTCTTCCTCTTCGGTGCCATCTTCGGTCTCTTCAACGGTAGATTCAACAGGGTCAATATAAACTTTATTATCTTGCTGCTCCTCAGCCTCGACAACTTCGGTTTCTTGCCTTGCTTCTTCTTCCGCTGCGTTTTGAGCTTTCAGCTCTGCAAGCGTTAATTTTTCTGCCACTTTTTATCCTCGTAGTGTAACGATTAATTATCTATGTCTATGCTCGGACATATACGAGTGATTAAAGTATAACGTCAACTGGTCGGAGTTGTAAAGGCGCTAACTTGTGTTAGTTTTAAGAGGTCGAAACAAACGGGAGTTACAAAGTGACATACGAACAAAGACTAGAACGCGAACGCAAGATCGCACTTGCGGCAAGAAAAGTAAAAGAAGAGCGCAAACGAGTCGAAGCGCAAAGACTCGATAAACTACGGGCAAAATGGGAAGGTAAGTTGTGAAGTATAAAACGGTTTGTTATGTGTGGATTAGAAATAGAGTTTACACGTCTGTATTTTCTAATGACGAATTTACTTTTCTTAAAGATAGATTGGGGGCAGAATCTTACTTAGCGGCTAAATACTCAGAAATAGACAAAATCATAGTGAGGGAGGAGTTGGTATGAGAGATATTAAGTTTAGAGCTTGGAACTACAAAATAAACAAAATGTTCAAAGTGGGAGATGAGTTTGCCACCACTCATGACCTTGACTGTGTTCAGTACTTCAAAGAAGGTCAGTCAGTTGCATTGTTGCAATACACAGGCTTAAAGGACAAAAACGGCGTAGAGATTTACGAGGGGGACTTACTTGTAGTAAGGCACTCAAAAGGCGATCTTCTGTTAAAAGAGAAGCCTTCAAAAGTCTATTTTAGCGAGGGGTGTTTCGAATTAATTCTACCGAGTCAGAATATGGAGATGTATCTTCATGAGGTTGCGCATGGGGATAACGTAATTTCGGCTTCTCATAATTGCGAAGTGGTAGGTAACATCTACGAAAACCCTGAACTCTTGGAGTCTTAACCATGCCAAACTGGGAACTAATATCAAAGCCACCTAGCAACGTAGATGAATTTGTCTTAAGCATCGCCGAACTACAATGCCAATACTTTTTAGGCATTGTCGATTCAAGCATGTTTTACGGCTTGCTTAATGTGTTTTTCGATTTAGCTTGGGAGGATGCTAATAAATAGGGGCTTAATGCCCCTTATTGTGCACTAACCCCTTGGCGCAACTTCATCGCGTTATCAATCCGCTTGCCTTGCGTACTAACCGCTATGTCGCGCATTTGCAATCCAGCTTTTTGCGCTTCAATAATCACCTTCTGACGGTCTGTGTCGGCTTTGTATTGGTCGATTTGCAGCTTAATGCGGTCGTTCTGCTCATTCATAATCGCCGCTTGACCTTCTTGCATTCTTGCTTGACCTTCCATCAGTAGCGCCTGAGTTTGCGCGTCAGGCTGTTGGTTTTGTTGGGCCTGCATTAACATCTGTTCTTCTTCTGGCGTTTCTGGTTTTTTGATGCCTTGAAGAATTAACTGTTTGCGCGCATAGTCTCGTACATCTTCCATGTGCGAACCTTCGAGCATGGTCAGGTACTCGTTTAGAAGAATGTTTCGCATTGGGTCGCCGGGCGGCAATCCGTTGATTAACTCTTTCAGCTCTTCGCGGTTTTGTGATTTAACCGATTCAAACGATGGGCCAATATCCGCATACACATCAAACATCATTTTACGCACATCATTCACAATCTGCGTTTGCATGTTTGACCAGTCAATCTCTGCTTTGTTAATCGTTTCTCTTGACGTAGTGCCATCAAGCTGAACAAGTACAATCTCTTGCTCACTGTCCATTACATCGCGAAACATTGACGCATATATTTCGCCGTCGCGGCGCATGGCGTATTTGTGGTGGTCTTGGTATGTATAAGATTGCATATCAAGGCGCTTTTGTAATGCTTGCACTGCTTTACCAGATAGTGACGGGTCGGTAATATCTTGTGGTAAGCCCGGACTCGCTACATCGTCAACTGCTGCGCGTGATTCAGCCATAGCCGCCATTAACGCAGGTGGTACGTTTGCATCAGGCGTTTGACCAACAGGCCCAACAGGTAAAGGCTGCCCGTTACTATCGAGGTGGTTTTGCTTCAGGTACGGGTAATTGTTATCAGGCCCGTTGAGGTTGTACATGTCCTCATAACCTGCAATCTGTTCATCAGTAAAAATAGGCTTGCTTCTTCCGCTACGACTAACAATGTCAGCCAAATAAGACATTTGGAAGTTACGCAAGCGTTGAGGGTCTTTAGCAAGTCTCACGATACCTTCGTAGTGTTCTTCATCCTCTACAAATTGGCGTTCACCGTACTGCGGGACAACTGGCAAGTGCTCGCCTGCGATGCGGTTTTCAGCCATGGTACCAGCGCCGCTGGCAATATATTCTGTCACCACATAGCGTTTAATCTCTTTTTCTGATTCAAACTCAAAGCCGCCATCAATCAAATCATCTTCGTCAACTTCGTCTTGTTGCAACACGCGACGATTGCCGAATTCGTCGGCAAATGTGTAATACTTAACTTTTTTCAATACGCGATGATAGAATTTGACTATATTGACCTTTTCGTCAGCGCCAATCCACGGGAACGTATAACTATTTTCAGGCTCTGCAAAGCTTGAAGGGTGTGCATATTCGCACCCCAACTCTTCGCACAACTCTTTGTAAGCATCGAATGAATACGGATATAAGACTGCTACATAATTAGCGTCTGACTTGTCGATAAGTTGCGCGTTAGGATCCCAAAACACACGATTGTTAGCCTCGAAAATAGGCTCTCGAATAATTCTTTGCCTGTCGTCATCTTCAAGGTTGTTGCGATACTCAGTTGTTAATCGCCACGCACCAACACCGCACACTACCGCTTCTTGATTGGCGTTTTTCTTAGCCTCTTGTGATTTATTGTTACGCATATCAGCACGATACGCGCCATCCATAATCTCAGAAGCCTGATCAAACGTATCATCAACGGGATCGAAATCGACTTGAATAGGGTTAATCACCAAGTCAGTTAGGATTTGCCGTTGCGCCTTGCGAATAAGGTTAAACTCAAAGCGAGTGGATAAGTCAGTGCCGTTTAGGTATTCATCATCCCATTGCGTCACCCATGCAAAAAGCATATCGTCAGCGGCTTTTAATCTCGTATCATAGCCGTGTTGATACGCCTTTTCTTGCATCCGCTTTAAATCTTGAAAGTCTAACATTTAACGCCCCATTGGTCGCATGGCTTGTGGCCTGTGTGTTTTGTTTACTCTGCTTTGCGTTATATTAGCACTATTGTCAAAAGATAGCACCACTGCGTCAAATAGGTTGGGCGATGGGATGACTATCTTACTGCCGTCTGGCTGCTTAATGCCGTTTCGCATTTCCTGTTTAGTGTAAAATCTGAATTTGTCAGATGGTTTTAATGGCATACGACATGCCTCAGACCGTAGCTTTTGCATAAAATTATGCGGTATAGCCTCACTGTCAAAGCTAACCAGCTCTTCTGGGTTGTGGTATTTCCCATGCGCTACCGCTTCCCATGTTTTGTATACACGCTCTGCAAAGCTAATAATATTTTGCGCTTTCTTGTTAATGAATACGTCTTTATTCTTTTTGCTGTCACGGATATGGTAATCGCCAACTGGTTTAAATACGGCTTCTGGGTTATGC